GAAGTTGTTTAAGTCATAACGCATTTGATTCTCATCAACTAGGGCCGATGCAATCATCGTGTCTACAATTCTTCCGTTAATACTTAAACCGAGCGCTCTTATCCAACATACGTCATACATGGCGTTGTGAAATATTTTCATAGCTGGAGTGCTCAACACACCTTGGAACCATTTTAAAACTTTATTTCTATCTAGATTACCACCACCTTCATGAGCAATTGGATAATAACCAGACCAGTCCTTAACAGCGACAGCTACACCCACAACGTCTCCGTTTTTAGATACTGATCCTGATCCCATCTTAATTAGGTCCGGGTCTTTTGTTTCTAAGTCAATTGCAATCTCATCATACTTTGATAGATCTGGAAATTCTTCTGGCGGTAACCATTCTGTCTGTGGTTTAAATAGTGGTACTTGTATCATAGTTTTATAAATCTCCCTTGTTTGTCTCTGATTAAGTTTGTTTTACCTTTTTTATCTCTAAAATCATTTTCAGGATAAGATTGTTCAACACAATCCTCATATGGATAACCATTATCTTTTAGCCATTCAGCATGAATAATTAAAATTTTATTTCTCAACTATCCCCCATGAATTTTTTGATTCTTTTATTTCTTCTTTCACAGGTTCAGGATAGTCTCTATCGATCGCCATGTCAATATAATGTTTTGCTTTTAACAAATCTTCTTTTTGATTTTTTTGTTTATGTCTACATAAATATTTAATTGCGTTGCCTTCCGCAAATGGAATATTATTTCTATTAATAAATTCTGAAGGTTGAATCGCCATAGATTTATAATGAGTCCCACCTACCTGCTTTTTATATATTTCTTCGCTCATATTATAAATCCTTTACTAGGTTGTTTGGGTTCTATTATATGTAAGTTTTCTTTTGTTCGTGTTGCACCTACATAATACAGTCTGTTTTCATCATCAGGATTCTTTTCGTATGTATTCATTGTTGTTCTTGTTTGATCAGTTAACAATACAACGTTTTGACATTCACCACCTTTAGCGGCGTGAATCGTAGACAATTTTATTCTTGGTGGTTTATTTAATTTCTCACCATTAGCTCTCATTTTTCTTAGATAATTTACTCGCTGTTGCCCTGCTTCATTAAAAGCTTCAAACCAAACTTTTTTAGTTTTTAATCCGTGGTCCTTGGTCAATGCATCAATACCATAGAAGGATTCTTTCACCATTCCTTTTAATTTATTCTTGTCTGCATGTTCAGGACTCATGTAACTATAAATCTTTTCAATTTGTTTATAAGACATTAATTGTCCCTGTCTTAAATGCTCCCAGTCTGTAACTGCTTCTTGCATATCTTTTTCATAACTTCTTTTATATTTATTCTCATAATACAAACCCTTACGATACAAAGTATCTTCTATTTCTTTAAGCATGTATTTAGTTCTAGATAGTATTAACCATTCACCAGATGACATATCAATTGATTCAACATCAAAGTGTCTATGTAAACTTCCCTCATTAGTTTTAGGTTTCCAATTCTTATCTATTCTATTTCTAATTCTATTTATAATACCCATAGCAAGTCTATGAACTTTCATCGGAATTCTATGTGATTGAATAAGTGGAAGGTTAATCATTTGATCTTGTAAAGCTATAAAAGAATCTACATCAGCACCAGCCCATTTAAAGATAGCCTGGTCGTCATCTCCAGCAATAAACGTATCCTCTGTTTTATCCCAAATAGTTTTAGTCATATCCCATTGCATTCGAGATAAATCTTGAGCTTCATCAATAAAGACTACATCGAAGTTAGGGGACTTATCTGATTTTATAAAATTTAAAATCATGTCATTAAAGTCTATCAAACCATATTCTTTTTTATATCTCTCCAACTCATTAGCTATAATTCTTAACTTATCTCTCTCTAAATCTTGAGTATGTTCTTGAAGTTCATACTGTTGGTCTGGAGTTATATTTCTAAGTTTTGCTAAATTAATTATCTGTAAATACTCACTGTCAGATGTAAAGAATCCGTGATCTTCCTGGTGTTCTGCGTAAGCCACTGGAAAGCCTAATTTTTTTCCCAAGTCTTTATAGTGTCTTGGTTGCATTACTTGATCTTTTTTAAGTCCAAGTTTTTTAAATGCTAGTGAGTGTAAAGTTCTAAAGTATGGAAGATCATCTTCTGTGTAATTAAATTGTTTCATTGCTCTATCTCTTGCCTCGTACGCAGCTTTTTGAGTAAAAGCAAAATAGCCTATCTTATCTGGATCAGTTTCTTTTAAATAATTATCTACTTTATTTAATAAAGTTGTAGTCTTTCCAGTTCCTGGTGGTCCCAATACTATTGTTTTCATTTAATCCTCCTAAAAAAATGTCTCCATATCGATGATCTAATAATTGAAACTGCTGTAAATATTAATGCTATATGTAAGCTGTCCCAAATCGTTGGATATAATCCAAAGAAAGGAAAGATATATAATTGAATTAAAATTGCTAAAATTAATCCACTGCCTACATCAATAAAGCTTTCTATAAAACACCTTATTTTCATTAAAATACATCCTTCGGTTTAAGTTCTTTTTGCGTATACTCTTCCTCTTTTAGATCAAATTGTTTTACTCTAAATACTGATATTTTATCTTTCCCAATTCTCTTATCTTCACAATTACAAACTTCTTTTAACATCTGCGCCGTTCTAGAATAATTTACATCCCATCTTTGTCTAATTAAGAATTGATTATAAAACTTACTAAATATAAAGTGATGATATCCCTCACTAGTCCACACACCACCACGTTTAAGATCACTCATTTCAGTTCCTATATGCCTGTTTAAACAAAACTCTTCTAAATGATTCTGTAATTGATCATTAGTTGTAACTCCTTCTGGTGGTTCAACAGGTTCGTGATTCTTCATTAGTGGGTTTATAATCATGTCCCAATCTTTTGGTTTAACTGTTGGTGGCTTAAAATCTAATTGTTCCATACAGGCTTCTTGGAATAAATTTTGTTGTTTTAAATATTTTACATTCTCTAAGTATAATCTTTCTCCATCTACATTCAGATAATAGTATGGTTTTTCTAATTTAATTTTTTGTAAATCTGTTAATGCAGGAAATACTATCTCATCTCCTATTCCATACTTACGACTCTTACATAATTTTTTATCACACAAATTACACATTGGAGTATCATTACATTTATATCCCCAATCTTTTTTCTCATGTTGTTTTATAATTCTATTTAATCCAGCATCATCATAGATTGGTTTGACATGTTTCTCATTAAATAAAGAAACTTTCCCTTGCCAACCTGATGGCCATTTCTTTTTAGCATAAACCGTATAATGAAATAATGCGTTGTCTCTACCACCTTCACCTACAGTATTGGCTGCCATAAGTTCTATGCACGGAGGCCCATCAGAAAATTCTGATTGGGGCCTCTGCACTTTTACGAGACCAACATCTAGTTGTTTTACATTTTTATAGATCTCATAAAATTCTTGTAAAGTTGCTGCTGTACCATCTTCTTTAAATGCATATCTTAAAGTTTCATCACCATTAAAGTATGGTAAGTTTAAAAAATTTCCTGTGTCATCTGCTGATTGTAATTTAATTTGTTTTGGAAAGACTTCTGATCCGCCGTATCCTAGTAGTGTCTTTATTTCTGTAAGTTTGTCTCTCATTCTTTCTGCGTCAACGGGAGTCTCAGAGAAGAGAAACACATGAGCACCCCCACTCTTTGACCTACATACTACCAGCGGTAGTTTAAAACTTTTTATTTTATCTATTAATTTTTTATGATCAAATCCTGCATATGAATCTATATCTACACATCCCCATATACATTGATTCTCTTCGTTGATTGGAATAATTCCTAAACTTTGTTCACCATTTAAATGCTTTAACCACAAGTGATCGGTTACATGTTCCCGTACTACAAAAGATTTTCCTTTAACTTTTTCTCCGTTGTTATTACTCGGACCAACTTTAGTACATCCATGGGCTCTTTGTAAGCCTTTAAATATATTTTTAAAATCTCTAATTTTATCTTCTAATATAATCATACAATTCTTTTATTAATGGGCGGATCCACTCTCGCTTCGCCGCCCACTACCTAGGATTAGTTTAATACGGTGTTGCTTCTTTGTTTTCAGATCCGTGTTTAACTTCAACCTCACCTTTACCGACTCTCTCAGCAAAGTTTTTGGCTATTTCGTAAACACCTTTATCTTGAACTGGACCAACTTTAGACACTTCCCATCCAAACCATGTTCCTTTGTCATTAGACATCTGAACAGTCTTTAGATTATAAATGTGGCTATATGTTGGCGGCGTAAATAAACCGTTCTTACCTTGCAACTTAATTCCCATCATAATGGAATTCCATTTACGACTAATTTTTAATTGAGTCGCTTTCATAGAAATTAAAGCTGTCTGTGGACTCTTACCTAAAAGAATTACAAAATGATTTGCTGTATTCTCTAGATAGTTTCCATTAGGTAGACGATCTTTGTATGATTTATCCCTAGTAGTTGTTTCGATAATACCACTTTCGGCATCATGAATTGCTACGGGAGCGCCTTTACCCTCACCTCTGTCTTTCCATTCTACATATTTTCTCTCATAGTAGACTGGTAAAACATCTATCCCCTTTGCACCATCAAACACTTCGTTTGTGACACTGTTGAGAATCATTCCAGGTTTAGCACCTTGAACGTATTTCCCATCCCTCTCATTAACTTCAGGCGATAGTTGGCCTAAGACTTTCAGAAATGGTAACGCAAGATCTTCCTGCGTCATATTCTGAGAGCCAGCATTTGCGTCAGCTTCGAATAAGTTCGTAGCTAATGCACCTGCATTTTCTTTTTTTGCTATTTCTTGGTTCATTATTATTGTTTCCTTTTTATTGTTGTTTTATTTCCAACATAAATGTTGAAAAGTTCCGTCGGCATGTCTTTACCTGCCTCAATACGTTCACGGACTAACGCTTTCAGAGTCATGGGTTCCACCTTCAACTTTTGTTGTGGTTCTAACCCTTGACTCCTCGCAAGGTCTGCATAGCTGCTCGCCTTGTTATCTTCGTTACGACCAAATGAAACGGAGATTTCGTTTTTAATGATATCTCCTAGGCCGTTGTTTCGAAGCCAGTTAAACGCCGCTTCTCTATTTGCTATAGTGATGTTGGCGCTATAATTCGGTTTAACATCTACTGATGAGCCATCCATTAATTTTAAATGAGATAAACCCATCTCACTCATCATTGTTGGAATAACTTCTCCAGATAAATGTTCTTGTTCTTTTTTTCTTTTTTTAAGACTCTCTTCTAGTTTTTCTATATCAAGTGATATATCATTTAACTTTTGAACTTGGTCTGCCAGTGACTGTATGTTATCAGTTTTCTTTAACACGTTCTCCTGGTCTTTTTCAAAATCAATCATTAATTTCTCCTTTCTCGTATAAATTAATTTCAATAGGATAATATTTACTTTCTTGTCTATCCCATTTCAATAGATTGTATTTGCCATTAGTAATATCAGAAACTATGGAACATGCTACACCTATTATTGCAGGATCACCTGTTAATAATAAATGATCTCCTTCTTTAAAATCTTTTAAACCTTTTCTTAGTTTATAAATTAAAGGACCTGGAGAAAAAATTATTTGAGAAAGTTCTGGAAGTAAAAATTTTATCTTACCATAATCAGCTGCACCCATAATATTAATTTTAGGATTACCAGCTTTGGTTCCAGGAACTTCTTGTATAACATAAACTATATTTTCTGCTTTCATGTCTTGACATATAATGCAAGATGAACTATATGTCAACCCATAGAAAGAAGAAAAATTATGAAATATAAATTTAAAATGAAACCATACGCGCATCAAATGACTGCGTTAGAAAAGTCATGGAACAGAGAAACTTATGCTTATTTTATGGAAATGGGTACAGGTAAAACAAAAGTGTTGATAGATAATTTAGCTATGCTTTACGATAAAGGTAAAGTTGATGGAGCTTTAATTGTTGCCCCTAAAGGTGTTATTGGAACTTGGTATAATCAAGAACTTCCTACTCATTTACCCGATCATATTGAAAATGTGACCGTATTGTGGCAACCTAATATAACTAAAAAACAACAAGAAAATTTAGATAGTCTTTTTGAACCAGAAGAATCTCTACATATATTAATAATGAATGTAGAAGCTTTAAGCACTACAAAAGGTAGAGATTTTGCAGCTAAATTTTTAAGTTCGCATAACACTTTAATGGCTATTGATGAAAGCACCACTATTAAAAATCCAGGAGCTAAAAGAACTAAAAATATTATTAAGTTAGCGGAAGGGGCTAAATATAGAAGAATAATGACAGGTTCTCCTGTTACTAAAAACCCATTAGACTTATATAGTCAATGTGAATTTTTAAGTCCTTGGTTATTAGACTTTACTTCTTATTATGCATTTAGAAATAGATATGCAGAAATGAAAACTCTTCATTTACATGGAAGG